GCGAGGGTCTCGAGATAGTCGCGGCGGTTAGTGCAGCCGTGGGCGTGATAAAGGTTCATGGTGCGGGCTCCAGAGAAGGCCCCGAAGGGCCGGGTGGGTTAGCGGGTAGCGCGGGCGATAGCTTCGCCGGTTTTACCGGCAAGGGGAAAGTCAAGCGACATAGCCTCGGCGATAGCGCAGGGAATGCCAAAGGCTTGATCGGCGGGTACAGCGGTCCACTGTGCGACGCGGTGAAACTCGCCGTGTGCTTGCGTCACTGCAACGGGCCATGTGCCAGCGATGCCGACGACACCCTCCGGCGCGACGATTAGCACGTCGCCAGTCCTGATGGTGTCGTCGCATTGACATGCGTCGTAGGCTTCAGCGGTCGATTCGAAGCGGTGAATTGCGGTTGCCATGTTGTGCTCCATGTGATGAGTAAGGCTTGTTTCATGTGGTGATGCGAGGGGGTAGTCTGAGGCCTGGGGGATTGACTGTCAAGCGGTAGTGCGAAGCACGGTAGCCCGGTATATTCTCGGCCTGTTCCGGATACAGTAAGAGGGAAGACAGTGAAACTCACAAGAGCGCAAATCAAAGAGGGGCTACAAGCTGTCCCCATGGAATCGCTCATCGTGGGAGTGACAGGGGCAAAGGAAACACGCCTTACACCCAGGCAACGGAGGTTCGCCGAAGCGATAGCAGCGGGTGAGAGCAAGGCGGCAGCGTATCGGACCGCGTACCGGTCGAAGGGAAAGCCTGAGACACAGAGCAAGCGAGGCCAGGAGCTGGTCAAGACCGGGGCAGTGTCGGCCCAGATCGAGGCGCTCAGGCTGGCGGCCGAGGCGGCGCGGCATGCTACACCCGCAGCTCTGCGGGCCCTGGTCATCCAAAAGCTCACCGAGCACGCTATTGACGACGACGTAGCGCCGGCCCAGAGGCTGCGGGCGCTCGAGCTACTGGGCAAGGTGACCGAGGTTGCGGCGTTCACCGAGCGGCGAGAGGTCGTGTCGGTCCGGGACCCGGCATCGGCCCGGGAGGCGTTGCTCGAGGGGATTCGGTCGGCGCTTCGGGCGGACTCTATTGAGATGGCGCCGGCCTCGAGGCCAGGGCAGTCGGTCGGCGAGGCTGGCTCTATGTATGGTTCGCCGGGCGATCAGCCAGGGGCCGATGGGCCTTCTATGTCGGCAACCGCGGCCGAGCTGGACAGTACCGCCCAGGGCGTCACGCACGCGCCGGCCGCCGACCCCGCCACCCGCGCCCCCCTAGATCAGCCGCTTGCCTCTGCCCAGCCCTTGCTTAGCAATCTCCACACTCACCCACCCCCCATTTCCGTTCCTACCCCGTCCGCCCAATCTGCGCTCCCAGAAGACCCCCCGGGTGGTCTTGGCAACGAACAGGGGTAGGGGGGTATATTTTTTTCTGGAGCGGTTCGCCATTAACAGTGTTAATGACGACGAACTTCACCATTAACAGTGTTAAACACGGCACCATTAACAGTGTTAATGATGCCCAACCCGTCATTAACATTGTTAATGGAGCCTTCATTAACAGTGTTAATGGTGAGTCATGAAGAGGAAAGAGATGACGCCGCAGCAGCGAGAGATCTACCTAGTCATAGATGAGTGGTGGAAGAAGTTCGGGTTCGGTCCCTCTGTAGATGATGTGATGCAAGTGACTGGCGAGACGAGCCGCGGGAACGTGTGGCGCAAGATGATGAAGCTGGTGGAGCTTGGGATGTGTAAGCATGTTCCTAACAGAGCTAGGTCCATCCGGCCTTCTTACTTAAAGGTTCGCAACATCATATGAAGGATGAGTTGTTTGACCTTCTGTCATCCATGTCGGATGAGCAGTTGAGTAAGGTGATAGAGAAGCTCCCCGGAGGACAAAGGGAGCATTTGATCCAGATCGCGGACGAGTACCGGAACGCGATCAGGAGGGAGCGGGGTCAGGAAAAGTTCATGGAGTTCGTGAAGACGATGTGGCCAAACTTCATTGGCGGCCGTCATCACGAGATCATGGCGAACGCTTTTGAGCGGGTTGCAAAAGGTGAGCTAAAGAGGCTGATCATCAACATGCCTCCTCGGCATACGAAGTCTGAGTTTGCCTCGTACTTACTTCCTGCGTGGTTCTTGGGTAGGTTCCCTCACAAGAAGATCATCCAATCCTCTAATACGGCAGAGCTTGCCGTGGGCTTTGGCCGGAAGGTCAGGAACTTGGTTGACGGAGAGACCTACTCCAAGGTCTTTCCTAATGTGGCCCTTAGACATGACTCCAAAGCCGCGGGTCGGTGGTCTACCAACGGAAACGGCGAGTACTTTGCTATTGGTGTTGGGGGTACGGTTACAGGTAAGGGCGCCGATCTGTTGATCATCGACGACCCTCACTCGGAACAAGAAGCCAAGTTAGCGGAAACAGATCCAACAGTGTTCGACTCTGTGTACGAGTGGTACACCTCCGGTCCGAGGCAGCGCTTACAGCCGGGCGGAGCGATTGTGATCGTGATGACCCGCTGGTCCAAGAGAGATCTTACTGGCAGGGTTTTAAAAGACTCAGCCCAAAGGGGCGGAGACGAGTGGGAGCTGATTGAGTTCCCAGCGATCCTTCCTTCTGACAAGCCTTTGTGGCCAGAGTTCTGGTCTTACGATGAGCTAAATGCGCTTCGCTTGGAGCTTCCAAGCAGCAAGTGGCAGGCCCAGTACCAACAGAGCCCGACCTCAGAGGGGGGTGCAATTGTTAAGCGGGAGTGGTGGAAGATCTGGGAAAGAGACGATCCTCCAGCCTGTGAGTTCATCATCCAGTCTTGGGATACGGCGTTCCTGAAAAGCGAACGAGCCGACTACTCGGCATGTACGACTTGGGGTGTGTTCTATATAGAGGACGACACCGGCAAGATGCAGGCTAACGTGATCTTGTTAAATGCCTTCAAGAAGCGAATGGAGTTCCCGGAGCTTAAACAGCGGGCCTATCAGGAGTTCAAAGACTGGGAGGTTGACGCTTTGATCGTTGAGGCCAAAGCCGCGGGGTCTCCTTTGATCTTTGAATTAAGAGCCATGGGCATCCCGGTTCAGGAGTTCACTCCAAGTAAAGGTAACGACAAGATCGCCCGGTTGAACGCCGTGGCAGACATCTTTGCATCTGGAATGGTGTGGGTTCCTAATACGAACTGGGCCGAGGAGTTGATTGAAGAGGTCGCCTCTTTCCCGGCGGGAGATCATGACGACTTGGTGGACTCGATGACCCAGGCTCTTTTGAGGTACAGGAAGGGCGGATTCATCAGATTAGCCTCTGACGAGGACGATGAGCCTGCGTACAGAGCGAAACGCGCTTATTATTAGGAATGTCCCAAAGGAATACCATGGCAACCAACATTGACAAGGCTCTTGTGCCATCGATGATCGCTGAAGATCCGACGCCCATTGAGATCGAAATCGAAAATCCTGACTCTGTGACCATTGATATGGGCGGTCTGGAGGTGATTCTGACTCCTGAAAAGGAGGGCCAGGATGACTTTGACGCCAATCTTGCCGAGAGCATGGATGAGGGAACGCTCGATTCCATCGCGGCAGAGCTAATCAGTGACTTCAACGACGACATCCAATCCCGACGAGACTGGATTCAGACCTATGTAGATGGCCTTGAGCTGCTTGGAATGAAGCTGGAAGAGCGTTCAGAGCCATGGGAAGGGGCTTGTGGTGTGTACCACCCCATGCTGGCTGAGGCTCTGGTTAAGTTTCAATCCGAAACCATGATGAGCACCTTCCCCGCTGCGGGACCGGTGAAAACCAAGGTAATTGGACGCGAAACCCCGGCTAAAAAAGCTGCCGCCGAGCGGGTTCGGGAGGACATGAACCATCAAATGACCGATGTCATGACCGAATACCGGCCTGAGCATGAGCGCATGCTGTGGGGTCTTGGACTTGCGGGTAATGCTTTCAAGAAAGTGTACTTCGATCCTACTTTGGATCGTCAAGCGTCGATGTACGTTCCGGCCGAGGACATTGTTGTCCCCTACGGAGCCAGTGATTTGGCATCTTCTCCCCGTGTGACTCATGTCATGCGTAAGGGAGAGAACGAACTCCGAAGGCTACAAGTGGGTGGTTTCTACCGAGATGTTGATCTTGGAGACCCCAATAACACGCTGGACGAAGTTGAGAAGAAGATTGCTGAACGGCTTGGTTTTAGGGCGACTTCTGACGAGCGGTACAAGCTGCTGGAGATGCAAGTCGAGCTGGATCTGCCGGGGTATGAAAACGAAGACGGCATCAAGCTCCCGTACATCGTTACCATTGAGAAGGGTTCTGCAAAGATCCTGGCCATTCGCAGGAATTGGCAGCCGGACGACGAGGCTTACAAGAAGCGAAACCACCTCGTTCACTACGGCTACATTCCCGGGTTCGGGTTCTATTGCTTTGGTTTGATCCACTTGATTGGCGCTTATGCAAAGAGCGGGACTTCTTTGCTTCGTCAGTTGGTGGATGCCGGAACGCTCTCTAACCTGCCGGGCGGATTCAAGACCCGTGGCATGCGAGTCAAGGGAGACGACACTCCCGTAAGTCCGGGTGAGTGGAGGGATGTTGACGTTCCGTCGGGAACCCTGCGAGACAACCTGCTGCCGCTTCCTTATAAAGAGCCGAGCCAAGTTCTTGCTGGGCTGATGGACAAGATCATTGAAGAAGGCCGTAGATTTGCCAATACGGCTGACCTTCAGATCAGCGACATGTCGGCTCAGGCTCCCGTTGGTACCACGCTTGCAATCCTTGAGAGAACCCTCAAGACGATGAGCGCGGTGCAAGCGCGTATTCATTATTCGATGAAGCAGGAGCTTGTGCTTCTGAGGGACATCATCAGGGACTACACCCCTGAGGAGTACGCCTACGAGCCGGATGCTGGCAACAGAAAGGCCAAGAAATCAGACTACGACGACGTAGATGTGATCCCGGTCAGTGATCCGAATGCGGCCACGATGGCGCAAAAGATCACTCAATATCAGGCTGTTTTCCAACTGGCTCAGCAGGCTCCCCAGTTGTACAACATGCCGCTGCTGCACCGTCAAATGCTGGACGTTCTGGGTATTAAAGACGCCGACAAGCTGGTGCCGATGGCCGAAGATCAGAAGCCGACTGATCCCGTAACTGAAAATCAAAATGTGCTGATGATGAAGCCGGTCAAGGCGTTTGCCTACCAAGACCATCAGGCTCACATCATGGTTCACATGTCGGCCATGCAAGATCCGAAGATCGGTCAGTTGCTCCAATCCAACCCCATGGCCCAGCAGTTGCAGGCAGCCATGATGGCTCATATTAATGAGCACCTTGGGTTTGAGTACAGGAAGCAGATCGAACAACAACTTGGGTTTAGTCTTCCGCCTCAGAAAGACGAGGCCGGAGAAGATCTGCCGCTGGATCCGGCTATTGAGGCTCAACTGGCGCCTGTCTTGGCTCAAGCAGCCCAAAGGCTTCTTGGTCAGAACCAACAGCAAGTCGCTCAGCAGAAAGCCCAGCAGCAGATGCAAGACCCGCTGGTTCAGATGCAAATGCAAGAGCTTCAGATCAAAGCTCAGGATCAACAGCGTAAAGCGGCTAAAGATCAGGCTGACGCCGCAATTAAGCAGCAGCAGATGCAGATTGAACGTGAACGAATTGCTGCACAGCAAAAGTCCGAATCGGAGCGCGTCAAGGCTGGAATGATCAAAGCTGCCGTTCAGATGAACAACGACAGGACCGGCCGGATGATGGATCTTGGCGTTGATGTTCTGAAGCATGCGTCCATTCAAAACCAAGAAAACAAGTTGCGTGAGCTTCAGATGCGTCACGAAGCCATGCAATCCAAAGCCCAGCAAAACAAAAAGGAGATTAAATGAGCCCGCTAGAAGTTTTGATCCATCAAGCAGACGAGAAGATTGACCAGATCAAAGACTTCATGGCTGCTGGACGGGCTCAGTCCTTTGAGGATTATCAGAAAATGTGCGGTGAGATTCGGGGTCTGCTGACCGCACGTAGTTACGCCCAAGACCTTCAATCCAATCTGGAGAACATGGATGAGTGAAATTCTGCTGGCTACGAACCCCAGCAATCCGCAGGTAGTCGGGGCATATCGCCCTGATGCGTCTGCTCAAGAGAAGGCCCGCCAGCTCCCCAAGCCAAGCGGTTATCGCATTCTGTGTGCGATTCCTGAGGCAGAAAAGGAGTTTGAGGACAGTGAAGTCGGTCTTATCAAG